GGCTACAGTACTAATCGAAGTAGGTCCTCGTCGTTGGAAATGCCTCGGTAGCCTGTAAACCAGATCCTTCCAGAGGGGCCGCAGCCGCCGATCACGAGAGTGACCGTCAGCCGAAAGCCGCTTGGCAAGGATAGAAACCTGATTTACGAGGGTTAGGGTGCCCAGCTCATTGAGCGGCTCCTTCCAATAAATCGGAGTGACTGGGACGCCCAGGAAGGCGTCAGAGCCACACGACTCACGGAAGGGACCGCTTGAGAACGACTTCGAGGAGTTAACCTCGAAGCCGGAAGCTTCAAGCACCTTGACGATTAACTCAACTGACCCTGTAGGTACCACCAGGTCGTCACCGTAAACGGTAACGTCCGGATGGACTGCACTGCAGAGGGCGTAGAACAGCAGACTCTCGAGTTCGAAAGTGTAACCGTTCCCCATACTCGACCACTTCTCGTAATTTCGCCACTTGCCGTTGAGGCAGTAAGCGGGACTACGTAGCGCGTCGAATACGGTCACCCATGGCTCGGGCAATAAGCCCAGTACCACGTCCTTTGAGACAGTGTCGGAGGCAGATGCGAGATCGAGGGTCGCGTACTTTCCAGTGCGCGACCCCTCGGACGCCCTCCGTTGATTAACGGATTGGTCGTCCAGGTCGACGCCGAAGAGCTTTAGGCGCCTACGTAAGTAGGCGCCGAGGCCCTTCTGCATCCATATGTTCCACCGCGGTTCCACCGCGATGGGACGATCGGTCTTCGCATTCTTAGAGACGAATGTGACCCTGTTACCCCTGGCAAGCTCTAAATCGAGCCTGCCAGTTCCGACGTTCCCCACAAACAACTCTCCTAGCCTAGTAATAGACGAGAAGACGTTGAGATATGGGTACGCGCCGGGAGTAACAGATCCGGGATTTGATAATTTATTGTATGCGGCCGTCAAACCGCGTACCGTAGAACCATCCGCGCCCGGTCCGAAGTCACAGAGTTCTGTCCAACCATAAAGATCGTCACCTAGTATCTCACCGATTTTTCTACGAGCAGAATGGAATATTCTCTCGTAGTCGCGGAGGAAGTTTAATTCCCCCCGACGGTGGGCTTTCCAGATGACGTTCGTGTTGCGACATTTCTCCGCGGACTCTTCAAACTTTCCGACAGCAACGGCCCTAGTGTCTATAGACGTAGGCAGCCACTTAGCTTTTGACAAAAGCTTCGTGGACTGATACGCCCTAAAAAACATTTCGGCGTCGTTATAGTCCATCGGATTGATCTGAAGATGAGCAATGTCATCCCACTGCCCGTGCCTCATCAGTATCACTACTGACAAGGCCCGGGGACAGTCGAGAGACTCGAGTAGCCGATTGGCGCACTCGACGTGGTGATCCAGTTGACCTGAGATCATCATACACTCGACTCCTAGTGGCTATCCTTGCTTACTGGATAGCAATAACGCTTCGATTAGCATCCGTTTTAAGACGTCCCGCCAGTGCACGACGACGCTCGGTTCGGTCCAGGCCATTGCAAGAGCAATAGGCCACAAACCTTGC